CTATGATCTGCTCACGTTCCCAAACTTCACAAAAATCAGTTTGAGTATCCTCAGTAAATCTTACGCACTCAAAATATGCAGTAACAAATTTCTGCTCTTTTTTATTTAATTTAATAATCATTGTTTCCCCCTTATGCGTTAATACGAGCGTCAATGATTTGCTCAATGGTATTTTCAAGATTATATGATTCCGTAACAAAACCACCACCAAACCATTTAGCACGATAAACAGACCAACCAAGTTTATTTGCTATAACTTTTGCTTGATCATAATTATCATGAAATGCTTTGAAGTGTGTCACATAACGTGGATTACCGCTGATAGTGTTGTTTACTCTAAATACTCCATGATTGCCAAACTCATCGTTTAGGTTTGGGCTGATATAACATTCGTTGTAGTTCATTGTGTTACTCCTTTTTTGATTGATTGATAAAAGCTAGTTTTTTTGTACACGAAGCAGATCTAGCAACTGCGTCAACCTCATATTTTTATTTACAGAGGTCATGCAAATAAACACTAGTAAACCCACTCCATAGAATGGGCTTGACTGGTGGTTACTCGTTAACGATAGAGCAAGCAAGATTCCATGCCATCATGGCTGCAACCCAGGCTACTTGTTTTTCTCCTCCTGTGTAACGCTCTAGTATATCTGTTAGTTCTTCCATATCTTTAGGAGTATAAAATAAATTTGATGGTGCTATTGCTTTTTGCTTTTCCATGGTGAAATATCCTTTATTAATTGATTGAGATATGACTATATACTATTAGTACACAGAGTACAAGTGTTAAATACAATTATTTTAAATATATACAATATATAGGGGAGAGATATAGACAGATATACAGTTAAATGGCGTTTTTTTTGTGTTTTATTTATTCAATGATTACAATCAGTTAGTCACAAAGTGTAGATTATAGGAGTTAATACTATGCCATCACGTGCGGGAAGTCCCAATAAACCAAAAAGGCTGCTGATTACCAGACTAGAGAAAGCATACGGTAAACAGTTTCATCCTATAATGAGACTGGCAGAGAACGCTGTCAGACTTGAGGAGATAGCGAAACAATCAAATGATGTCACAGCATTACGTGCTAGTGTTGATGCATGGGATCGTATAGCACAATACACAGAGCCAAAGTTAAAAGCTGTAGAAGTTAAAGCAGATAATGAGTTAGTGGTATCAGTACAAAGAAAAGTATTTAGCGGTGACACAGACACAGATAGTACAGACACAGAATAACAACACCCCCCCTTTGACAGAGCGACATGTATATGTATATATATCCCTCTCAAAAAAAAATTTACCTAAAAAAAACACTTCTGTTTTCTTATGATTTCTCTTAATACAGATGAGGTTATAAGTGATGTTGATTATGAGTTGATAGAAGCGTTTTATACTGCTTTGGTGGATAGGGATGTTATTGCTATGAGAGAGGTTTTGTATATACTAGATGAGCGAATGAGTAAGGATTGTCTTTGTCATACTGAAGTTGAGCAAAGGTGTACGTGTGGAGCATGGCTATAGAGCCTTTTGTATATAATTGTAAGTTATCTCGTGTCATTGATGGTGATACGGTTGTGTTATCGGAGATTGATTTAGGATTTGCTGTTTATCTTCACAATAAGACGGTAAGAATCGCAGGTATAGATACCCCTGAATCACGAATCAATGTAAAGAAATATCCTGAACGAGCAAAAGAAAAGCAATTAGGGCTTTTAGCGAAAGTAAGGCTCAAAGAGTACCTAAAGGGTCAGATAACCGTTAAATCGCATGGAACGGATAAATATGGGCGTATACTGGGTGATTTATATTGTGAGCTAGGCAATGTTGCTGATCTTCTCAAATCAGAAAAATTAGCCGTTGATTATGATGGCGGAAAGAAAACAAAGGTGTGGTTATGACATCGATGAGTAGTCGGGGCAAGAAAGGCCCAAATCACGTTCATAGTTTAGATAAAGAAACACGTGATAGATATTTTCCAGAATATAACGGAGGTAAAGGTAGTCATGCACGAACCTCTACTAAGACAACAAGACAGCGTTTTGAAGATAACTACGATAAGATTAATTGGAATCGTAAGTAATGCGTATTGAATATAACTTGATGCCACAAGGCAAAGTGCTTCAAGACTTTAATGACTGTCGTGCTCGTAATTCATTCATCATGGGGCCGTTAGGTTCAGGTAAAACTGTACAATGTATTCTTAAATTATTTGATTTGATGTGTGAACAAGCCCCTGTTAGCAGAAAAACACATAAAAACTACGGTGTAAGACTATCTCGTGTGATTGCAGCACGAAATACCTACTCAGAACTCTTCTCAACTACCATAAAAGACTGGTTAGAAATACATGGCGAACTCGGTGAGTTTAAACAAGGCAACAAAGAACCACCTACACATTTCATAAGATTTAAGTTAGAGGATGGAACATACGTTCATTGCGATGTTATCTTTATCGCATTTGATCGCCCAGAGCACGTTAAAAAGGCTAGGGGTATCCAGACTACTTGGGTGTGGCTAAACGAAACGAAAGAGCATTCTAAGGCCGTTTTGGACATGTTAGACCTACGACATGGCAGATACCCATCAAATAAAGAAGGATGTACCGCTACACATCATGGAATTATAGGTGATTCTAACGCTCCTGATGAAGATCACTGGTATTTTAAACTAGCAGAGATAGAACGCCCTGATAACTGGTCATTTTTTAGACAACCTGGTGGCGTTTATAAAGATGGTGAGAGTTGGGCTGTCAACCGACAAGCAGAAAATATTAAGAATCTACCTGATGGCTACTATGATCGCGGTATGCAGGGTAAATCTGATGACTGGATTAAAGTAAATCTAGCCAATGAGTACGGTTTTGTGTCTAATGGCAAGCCTGTGCATCCTATGTATACAGATTCGGTGCATTGTCAGCATATAGATTTTGCTTTGGATAGGTCTACACCTGTCATTTTAGGCTTTGATTTTGGTAGAACGCCAGCTTGTGCGTTTTTACAGCGTACATCTATGGGCAGATGGGTTTGTTTTGATGAATTTGTACAACAAGACTCAGGTGCAATAGACTTTGCGCCATCACTCAAACGATATATTGAAGAACATTACCCAGAAAATACGTTCAAAGGTTGGGGCGATCCCTCTGGTAACAATAGAAACCAAGCAAACTCTGATACACCCTTTCAAATACTTCGGGCAGCTGGCATACCCTGTCAACCTACACAGACTAATGACCCAATGAAACGTAGAGCAGCTTTAGAAGTGCCTATGAAAGAGATGTGCATGGATGGCAAGCCTAGATTTTTGGTTTTACCCAAGGCTACGATGATAAGAAAAGGACTACAGGGTGGGTTTTGTTACCGCAGAGTACAAACACAGGGCGAAAAATATACGGATGAGCCAGATAAAAACGAATATTCGCACCCAGTAGAAGCCCTAGAGTACGCATTACAGGGTGAAGGTGAAGGCAGAGCAGCATTAACTAGGGTATCTAATTTTTCTAAACCTACCACAGCAAAAATACAAGTCAGCGTGTTCTAATGATTAGCAAAGTCTTTGTAATTTTTGAAGATGACAAGACAAATTGGTGGTCTTGGTTACTAAAAAAAGGTTGTCGGCATTGTTATTTAGTCAAACCATCGCCTAGTGGGTACATAATTCATGGCAAAAGACAGGAAGGTTTTGATTTATTTACTGTTAAAGACCAAGATAGTATAATCCAAGACATCTTTGCGATTGTGGATTACGTTCCTGTAGAGAAAAAAAGGTCATTATTTATGTTAAACACTTGTGTAGGCCATATAAAACAGATGCTAGGAATAGATAATCCATTTATCTTAACGCCATATCAATTATTAAAGCACATGAGGAAGTAATCATGGGATTTTTAAAAAGACCCAAAGCCCCAGAGCCTACGCCACAAGAACTTGCAGTTGTTGAAAGACAATCAAGACGGCTTGATGAAGAAATAGAAGAGCAAGAAAAAAGACTAAAAGCGATTGCACGCGGAAG